GATATTGATGCAGAATTAGATATGGACGCTATGTGGGATAATACCATTTGGGTTGAGATTGAAGATATAGGTGAAACTATTTATGGTGAAGTAGAGAACATAACAGCAGTAGCTGGTGTTCGTGGAGCTGAAGCGGAAGATGAAGCATTACATCACTTATATTATAGAAGAAGTATGAGAGGTATTGCTCTAATAGACCTACAGAAAGCATATGGTAAGTTACGAAATAAAAAAGAAGAGTTGATAAAAATAAATCCCAATCATCCAGGTTTAGAAAAGATAAATAATTTATTATCTCAACTGGAAATAAGAATAATCAAAGCTTAAATCGGTTTTAAATAAAATTAGCTTGAACGTTTTGAACTTTGAATATATATGTATATTTATAAGTTTTAGTTTTTTGACAAATTGAAAATGGAAAGTGGAGAGAGTAATTATCTCTCTATGGGATTGGTCGAATAATGGGTATCAGAGGAAGCCCATAAGACAATCTACCAAGAAGTTGTGGTGACTAACTCGACGCTGAATGTGGTGTCATTAGTTTTGTAGACATACGACTTGGAATGTACTTTCAGAAAAATCTAAAGAACGCGATTCTTTAACCTTGTTGTAGGTACGGGTAAAACCAAACTCCTACTTCGTGACCGAATAATCTAATCTCAGAGAGATAAGGTAATGGCACAGAGGTTGTACTCGATTCAACGTAGATTAACCATCTATTAGAATAACCGAAGTAACTTTTGGGTGTTAGGTACAAGGTACGATAAATCTGAGCTGAAAGTTGTGAGTAATCGTAAGTCTCACATCCCCAAATTTTCGAAATATTAAAAAGGGTTCAACCGATTTTTAGTTTCCACTATAAATAAACATAAAAACCAACCGAACCCTTTTTTATTTGCCAAACACACAAAATAGCTTGAACGTTTAAAACATTAAAAAGATATATATTATGGAATCAAGGTTATTCTTGATTGAAAAATACTAAATAACAAATAATAACGGAGAATATAAAATGGATATTAATGCAATACGTAAGCGTTTAGACCAGTTACAAACAACAAATCAACGTTCCAATAACCTTTGGAAACCACAACCAGGAAAACAAGTCGTAAGAATTGTACCCTTTAAATTTAATAAATCTACACCTTTTATAGAGTTGTATTTTCATTATGATTTAGGTGGTCGTACATACCTTTCACCAATTTCGTTTGGTCGTCCCGACCCTATCGAAGAGTTCGCTGACAAACTAAAGTCAAGTGGAAATCGTGATGATTGGAGACTTGGTAAAAAACTCGAAGCTAAGATGAGAACTTTCGCACCCGTACTTGTACGTGAAGCTGAAAATGATGGTATTAAGTTTTGGGGTTTTGGTAAAACAGTATACCAAGAATTACTTTCTATAATCACAGACCCTGACTATGGTGATATAGCTGATGCTACTAATGGTCGTGATGTGGTTGTTGAGTTTAAAACTGCTGAAGAAACTGGAAAATCATTTCCAACTACGAGCATTCGTGTCAAACCAAATCAGACTCCTATTTCAGAAGATGCAAAACTCATGGAGAATTGTTTAGAGAAACAAGTTAATCTAAATGAAGTTTATAATGAACTTTCATATGAAGAACTTACTAATATTCTCAATGAGTGGTTAAATCCATCTGATGGTAAGGACGATGAAAAAGGTAGCGAGACGGTGGAAAAGACGGCAACAAAAACAAAGGAGACTTTAAAAGAGTCTACTACTGTTGATGATGCTTCATCCGCGTTTGACGAACTATTCAATCGGTAAGTAATAAATAAAGTGTAGTGGGTGTTGAAGCCAACACCAATAAAACCGAGTGTGTGAAAAGGATTCTTTACAAAGCCGGGTACACCCACTATTTAATTAGGAGATTATATGTCCACAAGAGACGAATTGGCTACGGTTTTATCCACAAGCCTCAATAAACAATTTAAAAAGGATTATCCGAAAGTAGCATATTTCCTCGATGGTACTGACGAAACACCAACCGATATAACGGATTGGATTTCTACGGGTTCATCTATGTTGGATTTGGCTATTTCCAATAGACCCAATGGTGGTATAGCAATAGGAAGAATAACAGAAATAAATGGATTAGAATCAAGTGGTAAATCATTGGTTGGAGCTCATTTATTAGGTTCTACACAAAAGAAAGGCGGGGTAGCTGTCTATATAGATACCGAAACCGCAGTAAGTAGAGAATTTCTTGAAGTTATTGGTATTGATATAGAGAATATGTTATATGTTCACTTAGAAACTGTAGAAGAAATATTTGAAGCTATAGAGAAGATAGTTACCAAGGTTAGAGAAGAAGATAATAGTAGATTAGTTACTATTTTGGTTGATAGTTTAGCTGGAGCATCTACCAAAGTAGAAATGGAAGCTGACTTTGAGAAAGATGGTTGGGCTACAAGTAAAGCTATTATCATATCAAAAGCTATGAGAAAGATTACTCAGATGATTGGTAGACGTAAGGTAGCTCTTGTGTTTACAAATCAACTTCGTCAAAAACTTGGTGTAATGTTTGGAGACCCTTGGACAACAAGTGGTGGTAAAGCATTACCATTTCACGCATCAACTCGTATTCGTTTAAAGAATAAAGGTCAAATAAAAGATACTAAAAAAAATACGATTGGTATGAAGATTCAAGCTCAAGTTATTAAAAATAGATTAGGCCCACCATTAAGACATTGTGAGTTTCCACTTTATTTTGAAAGTGGTATTGATGACGATGGTAGTTGGTTAACTGTAATGAAAGAACATGGTATTGTTAAAGTTGCAGGAGCTTGGTATACACTTCCCATAATTGATAAGGAAACTGGTGAAATAACAGATGAGAAAAAATTTCAATCTAAGGATTGGTCAAAATTACTTGTAGATACAGAATTTCGAGATTATGTTTATAGTTTAATTTGTGATAAAGTTATATTAAAGTATACTAAAGATGATTTTGGTATTGATGATGTAGAAGTTACCGATGAGGTTCTGGGTGATTAATGAAAAATATCTATCAATTTTAGAACAAATTAAAAATGACGGCGGTCTTGTCGAGCACAATAATCCAAATGACAAGGTATTGATAATAGATGGTCTAAATACTTTTATTAGAGTATTTAGTGTAGTACCAATTACCAATGTTGACGGAGCTCATGTTGGTGGAATAATTGGTTTTTTAAAATCAATCGGTTTTGCTATAAAGATGCACAATCCCACAAGATGCATCATTGTCTTTGATGGAGAAGGGGGCTCAGACCGCCGTCGAAAATTATTTCCAGACTATAAAGCTAAACGTAGAACTAAAAAAATACGTTTAAATAGGTCACATGATTGGAATACACCCGAAGATGAACATCAATCAATGTTATTTCAAATGAGTAGGTTGGTAGAGTATCTACAAGCGTTACCATTGACTATTTTATCTCCAAATTACATGGAAGCTGATGATGCTATCGGTTATATTACAAAACAAGTTTTAAAGGAATCCAAAATAACTATAATGTCTACTGATAAAGATTTTTTACAATTAGTTGATGACAGAGTAAGTGTTTGGAGTCCCACAAAAAAGAAAAAGTATACACCAATAGAAGTACAAGAAGAATTTGGAATACCATCACATAATTTTTTAATGTATAAAATAATTGATGGTGATAAATCAGATAATGTCCCAGGTATAAATGGAGTTGCTCTTAAAACTATACAAAAATGTTTACCAATTTTACAAGAAGATAGGATAGTTAATATAGAAGAGGTTTTAGATTATGTGGAAAATAATGATGTCACAAATAATGTAAAAGCAATGTTATCTGAAGAAAATAAAACGAAGTTACAATTAAACATTGATTTGATGCAATTACATGATGTTAATATTAGTGGTAATGCTAAACTTAAAATACAAGATATAGTTAACGAACCAATTCAGAAACTTGTTAAGTTTAATTTTACAAAAATGTTTTTACGAGATAAATTATTTCAATCACTACCAAATGTTGATAGTTGGTTATTAACTACATTTTCTACGTTGAATAAATATGCAGGGTTAAGTCATGAGTGATAAGTTATCAATATTTGGTAGTGCTTTTCAAGTTAAAGTTTTATCATCATTATTAACAGATTTAAATTTTCTACAAACATCGTCAGATATTCTAAGTGGTGTAATTTTTGATTCTGATTCCCACGCATGGTTGTGTGATGAAGTTATAGAATATTTTATTAAACATAAAACGGTTCCAACACTTGATGTATTAAAAATACAAATAAATGAAATATCGGATGATGTACTACAAGTAGCTATTATAGACACATTACGAGAAGTGTGGAAAAATGTCGAATCTACAGATTTAGATTTTGTTAAAGAAAAGTGTTTGGATTTTTGTAAGAATCAAGTTTTGAAAAATGCTATATTAGAGTCTGTAAATCTTTTGGAGAATCAAGATTATGATGGTATAAAAGCGTTAATAGACCAGTCTATGTCTGTTGGTACTGAACGAGATATCGGACACGAATATATTACAAGTTTAGAAGAGAGAATATCCGAATCAGTTAGAATGACCATACCAACTGGTTGGGATGTTATTGATGAAGTTATGGATGGTGGACTTGGTGCGGGAGAACTTGGTGTTATAGTTGCACCAGCTGGTATTGGTAAGACTTGGATGTTACAAGTTTTAGCAGCTTCGGCCGTAATGAGGGGAAAAACTGTAGTTCATTATACCTTAGAGTTAAATCAAACTTATGTTGGGTTACGATATGATACAGTTTTTAGTGGTATAACAACGGGTAATATAAAATTTTATAAAGAAGATGTACAAAAGAAAATAGACCAATTAACGGGTAATTTGTATGTTAAATATTATCCAACACGTTCTGCTACGGTTCAGACAATAAATTCGCATATGAAACAATTAGAAATACAAGGTATTAACCCAGATTTAGTAGTTGTTGATTATGCTGATATTGTTAAACCACTTGGTACATTTAGAGAGAAGAGACATTCTATTGGAGATAACTACGAAAGACTTAGAGAGTTAGCCGGAGAGTTTGAAATCCCAGTATGGACAGCATCACAAGCTAATAGAAGTGCTCTTGAAGAAGAAGTTATTGATGCTTCAAAGGTGTCTGAAGATTATTCAAAAGTAATGACTTCAGATTTTGTTATGTCGGTAAGTCGTAAGGTAGAGGATAAGATATCAAATACAGCTCGTTGTCACGTTATAAAAAACAGATTTGGTATTGATGGTATGACATATCCTATGACAATGAATACTAATATTGGTAATATAGAGATACACGAATCCAATTCACTTGGTGGAAAACAACAACAGAAGAAGATGGATGGTTCAGATGAGTACTTGCGAAAATTAGCTAAAAATAAATACAATGATTTTAAAACTGACGACAGCAAAACTGATGGGTTTGAATAATTATATAAGGAAACAGTATACACGAAAAGTTTATGAGGTAAAAAATGAAATTTAAGTTGTCAGAGAATTTTTTAGGTAAATATAAAAGGAGAAAAGCTCCTTTTGGTTTTAACGGATTGGGTGAGTTAGTTTATATGCGAACCTATTCCCGCATCAAAGAAAATGGAAAAAATGAACGTTGGTGGGAAACCGTACAACGAGTCGTAGAGGGAACTTACTCTATGCAAATGAATTGGATTGATTCACATCAATTAGGGTGGAATCCGTGGCAAGCTCAGAGGTCGGCACAAGAAATGTATGACCGTATCTTTAATATGAAGTTTTTGCCACCCGGCCGAGGTCTTTGGGCTATGGGAACAGCCATAACCGAAGAAAAAGGTTTGTACGCCGCCCTAAACAATTGTGCTTTTGTGTCTACCAAAACACTAAAAGATGATTACGCAAAACCATTTTGTTTCCTAATGGACGCGAGTATGTTAGGTGTAGGTGTTGGGTTTGATACAAAGGGTGCTGACGAGGTTATGATTAAATTACCTAACCCAAATAGGGGTGTAGAAGAATACGAGATACCAGATACGCGAGAAGGTTGGGTAGAATCATTAAAGTTATTGTTAGAGAGTTATTTTCATGGAACATCAGAAATCCAATTTGATTATACGAAGATAAGACCAGCTGGAGCCGTAATCAAGGGTTTTGGTGGAGTATCGAGTGGTCATGAACCACTAAAAGAAATTCATAAAGAAATAAGAAAAGTATTAAATATAAATGTAGGTGAACCAATTACCGTAACAACTATTGTAGATATAATGAATCTCATAGGAAAATGTGTTGTCGCTGGTAATGTAAGACGGACAGCGGAAATTGTATTCGGTGACCCAAATTCAGATGAATATTTGGATTTAAAAAATTATAAAGTTAACCCACATAGAGACCAATTTGGTTGGACTTCAAACAATTCAGTATTTGCAGAACTTGGTATGGATTATACAGATATAGCAGAAAGAATTGTGGATAATGGAGAACCAGGTTTAGCTTGGTTAAAGAATATGAGAAAATACTCTCGTATGAAGAATGGTGGGGATGATAAAGACCATAGAGTAATGGGTGGTAATCCTTGTTTAGAACAATCACTTGAATCATATGAGTTATGTTGTTTAGTGGAAACGTTTCCAGACAACCATGATTCATTTGATGATTATGCTCGTACATTAAAATATGCGTATCTGTATGCTAAAACAGTAACACTTGGTAAAACTCATTGGAGTGATACAAATAGAGTTATGTTAAGAAATCGTAGAATTGGTTGTAGTGTAAGTGGCGTCGCACAGTTCATTACAAATCGTGGATTGAATCAATTAAAGAATTGGTTAAATAAAGGTTATCATGTTATACAAGACTGGGACAAGATGTATTCAGATTGGTTCGCAGTACCACGTTCTATAAAAACTACGTCAGTAAAACCAAGTGGTACAGTTTCTTTGTTAGCGGGAGCTACTCCAGGATTACACTATCCAGAGTCAAGATTTTACATAAGACGAATGAGGTTATCTAAACATTCAGAATTAATTGAACCATTGAAAAAGGCAAATTATAAAGTAGAACCAGCCTTTGGTTCAGAAGATACAACAATGGTGGTAGAAGTACCTGTTGATGTCGGGGAGGGTATTAGAACTGCGGCTGAACTTTCGATTTGGGAACAATTCAGTTTAGCCGCGTTCTTACAACGACATTGGGCAGATAACCAAGTTAGTTGTACAGTTACATTTGACCCCGAAACGGAAGGTTCGGTTATACCACAAGTATTAAATTATTTTCAATATCATTTGAAAGGAATATCATTGTTACCAAGACATCCAGCTGGAGCGTATAAACAAATGCCTTACGAATCAATTGATGAGAAAGAATATACTAAACAAGTTAAGAAACTTAAAAAATTATCATTCGGTGTAATCAAAAACGAAGAAGCCGATATAGATAAATTTTGTAATAATGATGTTTGTGAGGTCATTCCACTAACTGGGGATAATGACGACCAAGACTATGCAAATTAAAATTTCACATAACAAAAAGCGGACAGGCAGTAGACACACCTGTAGAAAAATGTGTCAATATTCACAACAAAAAGAGAAGGAGAACGTTTATGAATAAACGGAATCTAATAATATCACTAATGATGATGACAGGATTGTTCGCACAATCTATTGTCGGTGTAGTCAATAGTGGTAGCGAACCATTAAATGGAGCAAATGTAGCTGTCGAAGGAACTGATAAAGGTGGTGTAACAGATGAATCTGGTAAATACACTATTGATGTCGGAGCTGAAGGGACATTTACATTAACTGCTTCATTCATTGGATACTCACCTGTAACATCTGATGTTATGGTGGGTGATATAGTTGGAACACTTAACTTCATTTTAGAAGAAGATGTTTTAACTATGTCGGCACTTGAAGTCTTGGCTTCACGAGCTGATGAAACAACACCTGTTGCTTACACTACGATTGATAAAGCCGAAATGGAAATGAGATTGGGTTCTCAAGACATTCCAATGGCTCTTAACATGACACCAAGTGTATATGCAACTCAACAAGGTGGTGGTGCGGGTGATGCTCGTATCAATGTTCGTGGGTTCAACCAGAATAACGTAGCTGTTATGATAAATGGTGTTCCCCAGAATGATATGGAGAACGGATGGGTCTATTGGTCTAATTGGGATGGAGTAGGAGATGCTACAAAATCAATTCAGATGCAAAGAGGTCTATCAGCTGTCAATCTGGCAACACCATCAATTGGTGGTTCTATGAACATTATTACCGACCCAGCTCAACAAGAAAGGGGCGGTAAAATCAAACAAGAAGTAGGTGAAGGTGGATTTCTAAAATCTACTATCAACTATAACTCAGGTCTTATCAATGATAAGCTAGCACTAAGTAGTACGATAGTTCGTAAAACTGGTGATGGGTTGATTGATGGAACTTGGACAGATGCTTGGGCATACTACTTTGGTAG